TGATTCTCCCCAATTATCTTTCCGACCCACTGAAATAATAGTGTCTGTAATTGCCTGCCATATTTGAGCAAGCTCAAACTTTTCCTCCTCCACGAAACGCTCAACATAACCATTGCTTATCATAGCATATAACATGAGAGCCGATCCATTATTCTCGACTTCCTCAGGGAATTCCCCTTTAAATAGAAAATGAATAAACGCCCGACGGCCTTTATCGGTGATCTGAAACTCATCCAACCCAATATTATCCCAGCTCATGGGAGCTCGTCTTCCCTGTATGTAGGAGGCATAGACGTGCTTAAGCAATCGTTAGGAACGAAATATGCGGGCTTACCGAAACCCCCGAAGTCCTTAAGCCACTCCTCTTTCTTCGCTTTCTCAGAAAAGATACATCCCTTATATACATACTTAGGGAGTTCTCCACCCATAGATACAATCCAAATGTTTTTATCGGTTGGGCGAACCTTCGTGTCATTCCTATTTGAGAACCGTATTTCAACACCCCTCATATCCTCTTCATGGAATCTATTAACGTGTTGAGCCCAATATCTATCAACCATCTTTGCGAAGGCAAGTTCGGCTATCGCCCCTTGCTGATGGTGTAGCAATCCCTGATCCTCATATGCCCTCGGGAATCTTGTTTTTCTACCCCGAAATAAACTTTCTAAATATCTTAATGTCCCCACATTTGAACCATTCAGGCACTCGGAGAAGTCAAGACTGATTTCTTTCATATCGAAGTCTCCATACACGCACTACAGGAAAAAGTAACATCCTTAATAGGTGTATTTGAGTTATCGACGACCAGCCCAAGACTTTTATTACAGGTATGACAAAAGACCTCAACCCGAGGGAACTCGTCCAGCGTATCCTCTTGTACATTGTCGTTGTTTGTATTTTTATCCATAATTAATCTCCGTATTTGTATAGTTATCCCAATCATACGAGTGACCTTTTCCACGGTAATTAGTACAGTTCTCCATCATGTGGTCTCGGTCAACTCGTGTAATTGGTTTTCAGTCATAGTTAGAAGGGCAATCCATCGTCTTCAACAGGGGCTCCGCCCCCACCCTGACTTATCTTAGGGCTTGCCTTCATGCTCATATAAGCTTTTCCAGCTTTGGATTTGGTTTTCCAACCTGCAATGTTAAACTCTTGTCCCGCACGAACATCTTCGTGTGCTGTGAGAACCCCAGTCATATCGGGGGCTTTATCATTGCCTTTTTTATCATTTGGGAACAGTGCTCCTGATCCCGGTTTACGGTCAGCCATTATTTGGCTCCTTTCGTTTTCGTTAACTTGAAAGTTTCGCGAGGCTCGAATCTCTTGGGGAATTTCCAAGCCCCGCCTTTTCCATGGATGCTAAGGCCGAGCTTTAGTATTCTCCGCCAATCATCGCTCAACGCCCAGCTCACATCCACGAGCTTGTATGTGGGTTTAAGTCTATATGCACCTTTGAGGTACAGCGTGTAAAGTTTGGTTACCTTATTCTTTGGGAATAAATAATTGTGTAGCATCCCATAAGCGACCAACTGATAGTCGTGTGTGCTTACCTCAGCCCCAGTTTTTATATCAAGCAAGGAATGTTCACCATTGACAGTCCCGATCCAATCACCAGTACCAGCATAAGGGACACCGCTTGCAAACATTTGCACTTCTGTTCCAAGGGTCTCACAGTCGTGATCATCCCAAAACTTGCAAAGTGACTCTAAGTACAGGTTGGTTGTGTTGATGATTGACGCAACACCGCCCCCCTCTCTAATATCCCTATCGCTGAGGTGATGTTGAATTACCTTTGATATATCGGCAGGGGAAACCTCCCTGCCATTAAATAGGTCTTCAGAGAGGAGGTGAACGGCAGTGCCAAGATGAGCCTTATAGTCACGGATCGTATCCGCATATCGCCCATTGGTTTTTAACCATCTATCGAAATGATTCCCCTTAGCTATAACAAGACCAAGGATGGTCGTTACTGAAAGAGCCAAGTAAGGATTATCAGACTCTTCATTTGGGTCATAATACGCTCTGCCAAGGGGAGTAGTTTTTCTAACTGCTATACAGTTGTATAAATCTAAATAGTTGCTCATACTTCGCTTCTCCTTAAGAATAAGAGTAGCTCTTTTTCAGGCACTAAGTATGTCCCATTGGGCATCCTATATGCCTTGATATACTTCATGGCGATATAATTTCTGACGGTTTTGGGGGTCATTCGTAGCCGTTTGGCTACTTCAGTTGCTGTTAGGAATACTTCTTGAGAAAGTCCACTCGTTTGTAATAACTTCAAATTGTTGAATACCTTTGATATGCTTATTGAAGTTTAGGCATACTTGCAATTAAATAGCAAGCGATAGCTTGCAAAGAAAGGATATAATCATGGAAAACATAGGCAACGCCATGAAAAACCTTCGTGAAACTAATGGATTAACGCAAAGAGAGTTTGCTAAACTTTGCGATATGTCATCAGCAATTGTTTCTCAATATGAAAGTGGATACAGGAACCCATCCAAGAAAGTCTTATATCGGATCGTTGACAAGTTCAACCTCGATGTAAGCTACTTTAACCTACCCAAGAGAACAGTAAAAATCTCTGTGAAGGCTAAGGCTAATGGAGGGTTTAGGTGTGCTCTTCTTGATATCAAACTGGTTAACATTTTGGAGAAGGCAGTTGACATCTTGAATGCCGAAAATGCTCGTCTTTCAGCGGAGTGCAGTAGGTTAAAAGGGTTAACCTCGTAGACGGTGTCAACCGTATATAGGCGTAAGGATTCGCCATACTACTGGTACGAATGGAAAGGGGTTTGTCCTCGCCCACTATCTCTGAAAGTATCGACCCGCCAACAAGCCCTGATTCTTAAAACACGGCTCGACATAAAGTACAATGACAAGAGACTTGGTGTTACGACAGTAAGCGAAAAGAAAACGCTCGCCACCTTATATGATGAGTACGACGCAACTGTTATTGTCGGGAAAAATAAACCCTATGCCAAAAGGCTCAGATATTACTTGCAGGATTTTGTTGGAGAGTATGGGGCTTATGATCTTGTTTTGATTAAAAACAAAGAGCTGAATGCATTCAAGTCACACTGTTTAAACACCCTGTCCAATAAAACAGTTAGGGATACTTTAATTGCTATCAGGCAGATGTTCAAGTTCGCGGTTAATAACGATTACCTTTTAATCAATCCCATTGACCGTATTGATCTACCCAGTAAAAAGGCAACCAAACCTCGCATTCCCCCTAAGCTTAATCATGTTAAGCGAGCCATACAGGAGTCGCTCAGGGAATGTGATAGTATATATTGGTCTATACTTTTGTACTCAGGGTTACGTACAAACGACGCTGGCAATTTAGAACCCCACCATATTTCACATGGAATAGTTCAGGAGAAAACTGGAGAGGTTCGGAGAGTAATACTACCTACTTGTATGGATAAGTGGGGGGATCGTATATATAAGGTGTACCCTAATCGAAGTGGTCAGGCAAGAAGTAGGAAAAGGTTCCAAGATGCAATAATGCGGATTGGTGGCTACCACACTGACCTACATTCTCTTGGACACCTAATAGCGACAGAGCTTAATAAAAGGGGATTATCCTTGAAGGGCGTTGGTGTGGTATTGGGCAAGAAGGCCACCGCTCAAATCTACACACATGGCGACGAGAGTAAAGTCAGGGAAATCGTCGAGTCTATTAGTGGGTGATGCGATAACGTAGTAGTAACGTAGTAGTAACGTAGTACCCTACAATCCTACCGAGGGACACAAAAGGACATATTCTTGTATTAAAAAACCCCAGCTACCGTCTGAGATCGTCGATAAACCGGGGCTTATTTCTTGGGTGAGTGATGGGACTTGAACCCAGTATTTCTTCCTCGTGAATAACTGAAAACGTAGTAATAACGTAGTACAACTCTCACACTCCTAAAGACACAAAGCCCCCTGATTTCTCAGGGGGCTCAAACAAAAGGAAGATAACCAAAAAATGATTAAATCCTTCCTCATCCTTAAAAGAATATAATGCTTTTAATATATCAGGACAAGAAGTGGGTGTAATTAAATATCTTTTCTCGTCTCTGCCATTTCCATAAAATGACCGATCGAACCCTTCCCACCAGCGTTATAATACTTAAGCCAATAATTAGCCTTCCCATCTACTGTTGAGGGGATGGGTTTAGGAACCCTCCAATACTTTAACCGACAGAATAGAATACCAGCGTATATGTTCCCCCAAAGCAATTCCTCTAACTCCGTATCATCCATGGCCTTCAGGGCTACTGGATCGAGCATCAGGCAGTCCGCTACCCTTTCCATTTTACTATCCCTATATATAAGGTAGTTATTTACGGTGTCGAAAGCCGTTGCAGGCTCAACCTGCCAAAACGATCTTGCTACTCCTGACCCTATCTGAGATATGTAATTATATCCACTCTCAACAAGTCCTGTCAGGAACACTAACTCCTCAGCGTCCTCACTCCACATATTTAAACGCCTTAGAGTCGATCTAATGATCTCTCTAATCTGCCTGTGGTTCACTTAAAAGACTTCTTGAGTGCCTTTAAGAATTTATCGTCAAGCGATGTCTCTGTACTGGCTACGTATTTCTCAGCCAAATCAAAGAATAGGGCTTGCAAGAAAGTCTCCGATAAGAGAACCTTGATGCCTTTCATTATGATAATCCGCGTAAAGGGTAACCACCCTAAGCCTACAACAGCGCAAATCGCCCCAACAATTCCCTGCCAATTACTCTGTATCCATTCCATATTACTTCTCCGTTATTATGTGTCCGTTGCTGGGGAGTTTCTGTTTTATGATCATACTCTTAAGACGCTCGTTAGGAACGACAAGCTTTATGCTCCAGTCTCCCCCTTGTTTCATGTAAAAAATTGTTTTAGTTAAACCAACCCTAACTATACGCGCGGGTTTCTCATCAGCTCCTATATAAACCACCATATCGCTATCATAATCACTGCCAATGAAAATCATCAGGGCTTCAAAAGTGTTAACAATAACCCCCTTGAAGATCATCATGATAAACCCGGTTATTACCATCCATCCATATTCGCCCAGCATCTGTTTAAACAGCTCCTCTGTCACAGTTTTAATCTGCCAAGGAAACTTACAATAGATATAAAAATAGTAAGAAATGTGCCAATCACCTTGCCCCATACCTTAACTGTTTTTATCTCTTCTCGAACATCCCCAACCTCTTGTTCGAGTATCTCTACCCGCTGGAAATCTTTCCTCAGCATATGAACCTCAGTCCATAGCTTAAGCCTATAGTCCCGAAGGTCTTTAGGTGGTTTGGGGATGTCAAGTGTAGAAGAGTCAGGCATTATTTTTTCTTTTCCTTTACAGGAGCCTCTTGGGGAGCCTCCTGAGATTCATCACTCTCAATCATTGAAGATGCAAACTCAATCGCACCAGCCAACTTTGTTCGTAGAGTCACAAACTCATTTGCCTGTCCGTCAACCTCTTGGAACTGTTTTTTCATGTTCTCGAGGGCTTCTTTCATGTCCATCATATGGTATCCTTTTTTCCGTTTAGGTTTACAACACGTTGAGTGTTGGTTTTATCAAGAGTTGACATTTGTCAACTAATACTTATTTCCCCAAGTTTTCTTTCTATCAGATATATCTTTTCTCACAGTTCCTGT